CTTGTTCTCCCACCCTTTGGTCCTGCGATCGCATGTTGCGCAAGAAACCCTCGCGGGTCCCAAAAGAGACCAGTCCTCCAGACTGCTCAAGAGTCCAGTTCGCTAGCTCCCGAATGAAAGAGTAATGGTCGGGCATTGCGCACCAATACTGCATTTTGTCCATGATGCCATTCCAACCTTCCAACGAGCGGACAGGGTCGCCAGACAGGACAGCAGGGACGCTCTCATGCATCAACCTCCACATCTGTCTGGGCGCAGAAGTCCACTCATAGTCTCCTTCACGGGAGATCAGCCTCCGCGAACAAAACTCAACTTCCAAGAGACCAGATGGCCATTCGAACGCAGCGCTCGGCTTAGGTTTACAACCCACCGAAATGAGGAACTCGCGATACGGGATGCACCACTCCGGTAGGAGCAGGTTCACCGTATCATCGCCAAGCGCTATTAACATGCGTAAGATTTCCGCCTCTTTGAGCTCAGAGTTCTTGCGAACGAACTCGGTGAACAAGCCAATTTGACCAAGCGTGTTATCGCTCAAAGTCTTCACCTCTCCGCTAAGCTGTGGTCCACCGCATCGGAGGTCCTGGAAATGAACCCAGTATCCACCGGTAGTGGTCAACACTGCTCTGCTAGAAGCTACATAGGCTGCTCTGTGCAGATGCACAAGAGGCGTACCAGCCATTAAACCCACTCGCTGCCTGAAGTAGTGACAAAACCACATCGCTTCCTCAGGCCTTGACCAGTCCCAGGACGACTTATCATCGTCGACAATGCGCCAGTCTCTGTTATCTGGTGGCTGCAACCAATCGAGCGCTTCGACAATCTCACCTCGAAGGTCAGCAAAGCCTAGCTTGCTCGGTAGGAGCCTCCAGTTACTAACTAGCCACTCGTCCATGTGAGCCCAAAGTATGCGGCCAATGATTTGGTCGACTACCGAGACCGAAGAGATCAATCGGAGTCGTCCTTCACGGATCTTCGCTACCTTGTGTGGTTCTCGCTTAATGAACACTCGGACAAAGCCAAAATCAAACTCCTCCTCCTCCCACCTTTTGATCCTACGCTCAACGCAAGCGCGAACTAGCTGCATGATTGACCAATCCTTAACAAGGAGAGCATTGGTGACAGCCACCGTCTTCCATGGATACCCGGGTGAACTACTCGGGTTCAACTTGGAGACAGCAAAGTGAAACATGTCATCAAAGCTCATTACTGGTACTCTGAAGCCGCCAGTTGCATTCCAAAAGAGGTCTGCTACTGTTTCTGCGCTAGCTTTGATTCTAGCGTGGTCAGGCGGTCCAACACGTCGCTCAGCAAACTGGCGACGTCGGAATTCGGCGTGCCACTTGAGGCTTGCGACTTCG